CAAGCAAAATGCCCTTCCAAGGAGCAGGTAGGGCGTGTACCCGGAAACCGTAAATCCATCGGTCTCTCGGTCACGCCTCCCGGCATTTAGCGCCTACCGTGCCGGGAATTATCCCCTTCGGTAGCCAGACCAGGGGCCGTTCCTCCCGGGTTGTCCCGTGAGCCGATCCCTTTTGGCGTAAGGCCGGGCTTCTCAGTTCCGGCTTCAGGCCTGGACTTTGCAGTGGGTGCGACAGGCATCTTGTACGATGTCTGTCCGTGATGTTAGCATAGCACAGCCACCCAAGCGGAAAAGGAGCAGTCGAATGCACGGTTACACACCCATGACCCCGAAGGGCGCGGGGACCCCTGCCGAAGGCGACCCGTGGAAAGGGGCTCAGCAGCAGACCCCCGCGCCGATGAATTTCTCGGCAATGGATGCGGTTATCGAGGCCACTGAGGCTGCCCTCAAGGAGCGAACGCGATGAAGGCACCGTGGCTGACGGTCACAGGCAAGGGCGCGCAGGGCGCGTGCGGGACGTGCGGGGCCCTGTTCATCCTGGCCATCGTCTACGACCGGCCCGCGTGCCCGTTGTGCGGGGTGTCGGGCGAGCGGCAGGCGGAAGCCGAGGCCCAGGTGGCGGCGCTCAAGGACGAGGTTGAGCACCTGCGGGCCGTGATGGAAACGTAGGGGGTGCGGTGATGAACAAGACATCGATTGAGTGGACTGACTACACCTCGAACCTGATCCGCTACCGGGACCTGCGGGTGCGGGAGTTCCCGTCGTGAGCGACCTGATGGAGGAGCACATCGAAAGCGGCAGCAGGTGCCTCAGGCGCCACCCGCTCATGCTCGTGGCGGAGGGCTACGCCTACTGCCACGAGCATGCCACCTGGTGGTGGCCGTGGAGGCTGACGCCCCCGCACGCGACACGGAACGGGTGGTGGGCCGCGGCTCATATCGTCGGCCGGGACGGGGAATCCATCGAGGCGTGGTACGGAGTTGCGCAACCTTCCCTTGCCTCGGCGCTGGACTTCATCCAACAAGACATCGAGGCGCATCGCGAACTGCCCTTCGACGAGGACCGCGAGCGCGCGCGGCTGATGCCGGTATGAGCGGCCCGAAGCGGATGGACGGGAGGGTGTCGTGAATGGCCTGGCTCTTTGTGCCGGGGCTGGTGGGCTCGAACTCGGGCTCCACCTCGCCGAACCCGGATATCGAACTGTGGGTTTCGTTGAGCGGGAAGCACGAGCAGCGGCCTCTCTCGTGGCGCGAATGGCGGACTCGCCGCTGGGTGAAGCTCCTGTCTGGGACGACCTTGGCACCTTCGACGGCCGACGCTGGCGTGGATGCGTGGATATCGTCTCTGCGGGCTTCCCGTGCCAGCCGTTCAGCGTCGCCGGACAGCAACGGGGAATCGAGGACGAGCGCCACCTGTGGCCGGACGTTGCCCGGGTCATTGGCGAGGTATGCCCTGCGTGGGTACTGCTCGAAAACGTCCCCGGTCTGGCGACAACCATCGCTCCTGATGGACGAAGCGCCCTCGAAACCGTCCACGACGACCTTCGCGGAATGGGTTACGAGGTCGCGTGGGACGAGTTCTCAGCGGCAGAGGTGGGGGCGACGCATCTTCGCGAACGACTCTTCATCGTGGCCCACGCCGAACACCCCGAGCGGCGGGGCGAACACGGAGAGCACGGCGACTCACACCGGCGGAATGGATCTGGAAGGGGCGGTAGCCCTGTGGCCCACGCCGCGGGCGGAGGACTCGGAGGCGACGGGGGCGCACCGGGGCATGCCGGACACCCTGAACGCAGCGGCGGGGCATTGGGCGACACCGGCGGCCCGCGCCACCAAGGGGGCTTACTCGCCCGGCGCGCTGACGCGGCGAGACGGGAAGAGCCGGATGGACCTTCTGGACAACCAGGCTGTGTACTTCCAGCCTTTCCGCCCGGCCGAAACGACGGCGGACGCTGGCGTGCGGTCCTCAGCGAGTACCCGGACCTTGCCCCGGCGGTTGAATCCAGACTTCGTGGAGTGGCTGATGGGGTGGCCGATCGGCTGGACCGTTCCCGGCTCGCCCTTACCGGAAACGGAGTGGTCCCGCTGGTGGCGGCACATGCGTGGCTCACTCTACGAGCTAGGTTGGAGGTGACGGAATGATTCGCGGTGTGGTTCATCTCCTCTTGGTGGCCGCCTGCTTTTATTTTGCAGGAACCGCTCACGAGGCCGGGCAGTACGGCAACGAGGTCTTCGTGCTCGCCGGGGCCGTGAACAGCCTCGCGTTGCTGCTGCTTCTGGCGGACGCGGAATGAGCGCGGCGGGGCCTGCGCGCCGGGCGGCGGTGACGCGCGACGACTGGGAGACGCCACCGGACCTGTTCGAGCGGCTGAACGCTGAGTTCGAGTTCACCCTGGACGCCGCCGCGAACGCGGAGAACCGAAAGTGCGTGCGGTACTTGGGGCCGGGGTCACCCCTGGTCAACGACGCACTCGCTTGCCTCGGCTTCGGGCCAGGCGAGCGCATTTGGTGCAACCCGCCCTACGGGTTGCTCGGACCGTGGGTGCGCGCGTTCGCGACGTGGGCGCGGGCAGGAGCGCTCGTTGTGGCGTTGCTTCCCAACGCGACGGACACACGCTGGTTCCGGGAGGCGGCGTGGACGGCGACGGAGATCCGGCTGGTAGGGGGCCGGATCCAGTTCGTCGGGACGACCTCAAGCAACCCATCGGGCAGCATCGTCGCCATTTGGACGCCCTACATGCCGCCGTCTGGCGCGCATATTTGCACGTGGCGATGACGAAAACCGAAGAGCTGCCGCCCCACAGCGCGGATGCGGAACGCGCTGTCCTCGGTTCCGTTCTGCTTGACCAGCAGGCCATTGCCAACCTTGTCGGCGTGCTCCGCGCGGAAGACTTCTACTTCGCGGAGAACGCGACCATTTACGGGGCCATGTCGGATCTGCTCATCGACGGGCACCCGATCTCCGTAGCCACGGTGGCGGCCCGCGCTGGCAAGAAACTGGAAGGCGGCCAGGCGACGGTGGCTGCCTGCATCGAAGGGGCCATGCCGGGGGAGGCCACGGTCTGGGCCGAGACGGTGGTGGCCTACCGGAAGCGCCGCGAACTCCAGAAAGCGAGCGAACTGGGCATCCGGCTGGCCAACTCGGACACGGACCCGGATGAGGCGTTCGCCCGCGTGCAGACCGCGCTGGCAGCCTCAGAGGGGGGCTCTGGCGGCTTTGTGAGCGTGGGCGACGCCGTGGACGCCACGGTGGCCCGGATCGACCGGTACATCCGCGACCCGCTCGCGCTTGCCGGGCCGGCGACGGGGTGGAAGCGCCATGACCGAATGCTCGACGGCTTCCGCCCCGGCGGCGTGACCGCGGTGTACGCCAAGACCAGCTCGTACAAGTCCACCTACATCCTGAACGCGGCGCACCGCCTGGCGCGCGACGGCGAGCCGGTGATGCTCTTCACGACGGAGACGCCGACGCACGAGCTTATGGAGCGGCTGCTTCAGCTCGAACTTGGCCTCAACTTTCGGCAGTTGAAGTACGAGCGCGTTTTGTACCAGTTCGAGTCACAGATCAAGGACATGGCCGAGATTGTCCGGCAGTACCCGATATGGGTCTGCGATCAGCCCGCGATGGACATTGGCTACGTCATGGGGATGGTGGCGCGGCTCAATCGACAGAGAAAACTCAGCGTTGTGTTCATCGACCTGATTGACCATGTGTCTTCGAAGTTTCTGTCCCGGTCGGAGGTTGAGAGCGAGAAGTACGTATCGCAGCAGATCAAGGCCATGGCCAAGCGAGAGGCTGTGCACGTGGTGGAAACTACGCACGTCAAGAAGCCGGACAAGTTCGTGGTAGGTGCGAATAAGCCATACATCGATATCGAGGAAGTGAAGGGCTCTGCATCGAAGATCCAGGACGCCGACGCGGCAATCAGCCTGATGGTCGTCAAGGAAGGGCAGTACGGCTACGAGCCAATGCAGCGGGACGAGATCGTGGCGGAGCGCAACGCCCAGGGCAAACACCTGATCTACGCGGCGGTCACGAAGAACCGGCACGGCGAGCAGGGGAACGTGCTGTTTGAGGTGGACCTGAATGCCGGGGGGATTTTCTGTGAGCTGTAGCACGTGTGGCGACCCGGTTATCCCGGAGGGCGGGAAGTGCTTTGAGTGCGCCAGTGCCGCCGTGCGGGAGTGGGTCGAGGAGCGCGAGCGGGCGAAGCGCACGCCGAAACCGAGGCGCGGCAAAGGCCCTGCTTGACAGACATGGAAATCTTGTGCTAGATTCATAGCGGTAGCTTTGCCACTCGGGCGGCGGACCCCGAACCCCGCTGCCCACCAGCTCGCCAGTGACCGATTATCCCCGGCCTGGCGGGCTGGCAAAAACATATGCGGAAACAAGAACGTTTTCCGCCCTCGTGTTTCGAGAACGCTGAACATTTCGAGGAATGGCTGGCATACGCGCGCCTGTGTGGCCGGCGGCCACGTTCCTTCTGCGAAGACTGCACGCCCGAGTACAAGGCTCAGATGGTCGAGATTGACCGGTGCGACTTCCCGGGGACGATCTTCGCCGTGGCGCGAGAGGCGCACGGAGAGCGCGAAGTGATTGGGGTGCGGCTCTGTGACGCTTGACTCCTACCTGACCACGGTTGAGCGGGAATCCCTTCTCAAGCACCTGTCTGAGTACGGCACGAATTACGACCGCTATCTGCGGTGGGCGTCTGAGCGCAACCTGGGCGAAGATCGCATTTACTCACAGGGCTATCTCAAGCGGCTGTACTACCGGAAGCGCGACATCATTCGTCGCATCACGGAAGAGAACTACAAGCGCGTTCGCCGCGATTCGACGATGGACCGGGCGAAGCGCATTGAGGCGCTGGAGGACTCGTACACGCGCCTGGAGAAGGCCGCCCGTGGCGTGCCGCCCGAGGACATCGTGAACCTTACGCGCATCGAAGAGCAGAAGCGCAAGGTGCTGGAGTCCATCTCCAAGGAGCGCGGGGAGTTCGGCAAGGGACCGGAAGACAACGCCTCGAATGAGGCGAACATGCGCCTGCATGAGATCCTTGGCGACATTGGCCGGGCCGAGAAGGCGAGGGTGGTGAACCCGTAGACCGGCTCCCGTACGAGGTGTGCAAGAAGATCTACGCCGTGACGGGGTTCACGCCCACCGGCCCGGAGCAGCTTGCGCCCCTGCTTCACGCGGACCGCTTCCCTTGCATCTTCGGCGGCGAGCGCGGTGGCAAGTCCATAGACCTTGCCCGCGGCATTGCCGTCCCGCACATCCTGGCCCTGCCAAGCATCAAGTTCGACGAGTTCTACAAGCCGGGCGGCGCGCCCCGGTTTGACCCCAAGGTGTCCAAGCCGCGCAACCCGCACTTCGCGCTGTTCGGCCCGACGTACAAGGAGCCGCGAGTGGAGTTCGAGTACATCGAACGTGACTTGCGGAAGCTCGGGAAACTCGTTGAGGCGCAGCTTTCCAAGCCCTCCGATGGCCCGTGGCGCATCGTCACAACGGACGGGGTGGTAGTGACGACCATCTCGTGCGAGGTGCCGGACGGCATCCGTTCGATTGACCTGGAGGGGGCAATCGTCTGTGAGCCGGGCGGCATCATGTACTCAGCAATCGAGCGCATCCGCGGCCGCGTCTCTTCCAAGCGTGGGTTTATCGCCTATGGCGGGACGATCGAGAATTCACAGCGGTGGTGGAAGGACTGGCAGCTGGAGGGCAAGCGCCCGAATAACAGCGGCATCGTTTCCTACCTGATCCCCTCCTGGGCGAACACGGCGCAGTTTCCCGGTGGCCGCGAAGACCCCGAGATTAAGTCCTGGTGGGCCATGCTCGGCGAAGACCTTGCGCTGGAACGCCTTGCTGCCGTGGCGCGTCCGCCACGCTACCGCGTGCTCAAGGCGGTGAACGAGGACCATATCCGCCGGGTCGATATCCCGGAAGACGCCACGATCGAGATCTGGATTGACCCCGGGTATGCGACGGCATACGCGATCGTGTGGGTGGCGATGTGGAACGAGGAGTATGCGGGCGGCACGCGTAAGCGTTTCCACTTCTTCGACGAGCTTTACGAACAGGGGAAGACGACGGCCGATATGGTCGCCCTGTGCCGGCAGATGGAGAAGTGGGGCCGCGTCCACACGGGGGTTATCGACATCGCGTCGAAGGGCCACCGTGACGCGACGGATTCCTCCCTTGAGATTTGGGAGAAGCTGACCAACATTCGCTTCAACAAGCGATACTGGGCAGAAGACCGGCTCATCGAACGGATCATTGTGAGCGCCAATACGAAGCAGTTTACGATCGACCCTGCGTGCAAAGGGCTGATTGCAGAGTGTGGCCTGGGTGAGCCGGTGTTTCCCGAGATGCACCCGTGGCGTTTTGTCACGGACAGGGACGGACGGGTGGTGGGCGAGAAGCCAGAGGACAAGTGGAACCACAGCGCCAAGTGCGTTGGCTATGGCCTGCTGCACCACCTCGGACAGGTGGAGACGCGACGCAAGCCGACGACATGGAATCGTTTGGCGCAGCGCAGTATGGCGCGTCGATAATTCGGCTTGGGGCTCGGGGCTATGCTTGAAATAGCCACATGCTTCCACCGAAGACAAAGGAACAAGCCCTCGACCTGATCTCCGCGATGGAATCGCACTACAAATCGGCCTTCGAAGCGATGGAGGAGAACGAGAAGTTCTACGACGGGGAAATCGAAGACCTTGTTCCGCTCCCGGACGGATTCGATCTCACCATCCCGACCACGCTACGGGCAATCGTCGACGAAGCAATCGACAACGTAATGCCCACCGATATCCAGGTCCATTACGCCCCGCGCAACATGTCCAAGAAGGCCGAGGAAGAGGCCGATTCCGTGCGCCGCTTTCTTCGTGGCGTGTGGATGAATTGGCGTCGCTGGGGCAGCGATATCGACGTGGACCGCGACTTCGGCAAGAACATGTTCATGCACGGCATGGCCGTGACGAAGACGGTTCCTGACTGGACGCTCTGGCCGACGCTGCCGGATGAAGTTATCGCGCAGATGAAGTCCGATGGCAAGACGGCGGAACTGAAGGGGAAGGTGGCTGCGATCAAGGAAATGCGCCAGCGCCATTTCCCCATCATCAGCCGCTCGATCTCGCCGCGCTGCGTCATGGTTGACCCGACCCCGGGCCGGAAGTTGTGGGTTATCGAGCGATACGAGTCTTCGTCCGCCGAAATTCGCAGCCTGTACGCGGCCATCGACGAGGACTTCGCGGAAGTCACGCGGACGGGGCGCAAGGCGCGGATCCACGAAGTCTGGACGGGTGTGTACATCGACCACCGCGGCGACGAGCAGCCGGGGCGGGTGTTCATTTTCGTGGACAACGAACTGCGCTACGAGGGCGAGAACCCCTACGGCGATCCCCCGTACGAGATTCGCTACAGCGGGTATGGCAGGCAGTCGTTCAGCGACCGACCGGAACTCAAGAGTGTTGGCTTCTTCACCCCGCAGGTGAAGAGCCTTGGCCGCGCCGAGGCGCGGCGCTACAGCCAGTTCGACGCCATCATGCAGCAGCTCGCGTACCCCATCGGCCTGCTGCCAGACAGCATCGACGCGGACGCCTTCGACGTGACGCCGGGCGCAATGAACTTCGTCCCAATCGAAGTCATGCAGCATTCGGACAAGGTGTGGCTGAAGGCCAACATCCCCGACGGGGAATACCTGACCTCCCTTGGCGTCATCGGCACGCAAATTGAGCGCGGGACGACACAGGCCCCGCTCCGCGGTGCGGCCATCCCCGGCACGGACAGCGCGGCTCAATACGGGCAGTACACGAGCCAGGCGCGCCTGCGCCTGGAGGGCGTGAAGGGGGCGATGGAGGACGCCCTGGCGCAGCGGTTCGCGCGGGTCCTCTGGTACATCGACAACGTGCTCAACGACAAGGCTTCGGTCTTCATTGGCGACCCCGCCGGCGCGGGGCGGTACACGGTGGGCCCGGACCAGATCCGGGGGCGTTACGACGTGCACGTCACGTTCGTGCCCAACGAGGAAATGGTGAAGGAGCGGAAGCTGGCCATCGCCAGCGACGCGATCGTGAAGGGCGGCCTTAGCCCCTACGACGCCCTTGTCATGGCCGGGTTCGACAACCCTTCGGAACTCATTGCCCGCCGCTACGCCTACGACGTGATGCAGGGCGAGGAGATGAAGCGGGCCATCGGCCGGGCGCAGCTCCAGGAATGGGGCCTGAATGCCGACGAGATCGAGCTTCAAGAGCGAATGCAAATGGGCAACATGCAGGTCACGCTTAGCGACTTCATGAACAGCATCCAGGGCGGGACACCTGCTGGGCCGCCGATGCCGGGTGCCATCCCGCCGGGGCAGGACCCGACGGCGGCTCTCGCCCAGGCCGGGGCCGGGCCAATGCCCATGCCCAACGGCGCTCCCCCGCAGGACCCCGCCCTTCAGCCCCCACAGATGATGCAGCAATGAGCTACCTGAACGAGGTGGCCACGTACACCGGCAAGTTTGCCGAAGCGGCACGGGAGCAACTGCGGCAGATGCAGCCCGCCCCGATGGGGCGCGAGCCGGACAGCGCGCAGAAACAGGCGGCCCTCTGGCGGAAGCTCGGGGAGCTGGACCGGGATCAGTTCGATGCGTTCCTCAACGCAGCCGCCCAGAAGGTAGGCCACAGGAACGACGAGGGGCAGCCCTGCTCCGTTTGCGCCTTCGTGATGAAGCACGCCCAGAAGGGGCGAGGGGGACAGGGTGAACTACCCTCCTGACGTAGAGCGGTGGCGTCCGGTCGTTGCCAAGTATTTCCCTCCGCACCTCGTGGACAAGGCCCTTTGGGTCATCATGCACGAGTCCGGTGGCAACCCAGGAGCAGTGGGTGATGGCGGCAGAGCGCGTGGCCTTTTCCAGGTGCAGGACCGCCGGGCATTCCCCAACCGCCCCGACGCGGCGTGGCTCGACAACCCCGAGAACAACATCAAGTACGCCGCCGAAAGCCTTGGCGCGGCAGGTGGCAACTTCAGCGCGTGGGGTGAAAACAACCTCTACAACGGCCAGCCCTTTGGGGCCCTCGGTAACCACCCATACCCCGGAGGGGCGAACATGAGCATTCCAGCAGACGGGGGCGGGGGCGGCTCCAGCAGCGATGGGCGTTACCTTGGCCCGGACAACCGGTGGCACGACAAGTACGGCAACACCTGGGATGAAGCCACGGGGCTGTGGCGCGACGACAACGGCGACGTATGGATCGGGGACACCGGCCCGTACGGTGGCTCGTTTGCCGACAGCAGCAACTACCCGTCCGTCTCGGGCGGCGGTAGCGGCGTGCAGGACCGCCCGTTCTACTGGGATTCCCTGACCCCGGCGCAGAAGCAGGCCTACATCGACGGCGAAGTCACCGGGGTTAGCCCGTATCAGCAGGACAAGGACACCCGCGACTTCGACTATCGGACCGCCCAGGACAAGATCGACCAGGCCAACAAGGACCGTGCCTTCGCGCTTGCGGTGGGCGACCAGGCGCTTGCGAAGAAGGCCCAGGACGATGCCAACTATTGGGCGGGCGTGCAGGCCAACATCGACCGGGACCGCAACTCGATCACGGCGCGCGGGCAGGACGTTGACTACGCGACGGCGATAGCGCGGATCAACCAGGACAAGTACGACTCGGATCAGCGGTACATGGTGGGCATGGCCAACGCCACCAACGACGCTGAACGGAACCAGATTGCCGCCACGTGGAATGCCGAGCAGGCCGCTATCGCCCTCATGGAGGACGAGACCAAGCGCGTGCTTGGCGGGCAGCAGAACCAGATTTCCCAGTTCAGCGCGGAGACGGACCGGGCCGCGCGCATGGGGAACCTGGCGCTGGACAACAACAAGCTCATCCGGGAGATGTCGACCAGCCCGCGCGATCTCTTCTCGCTCTACTTCATGCAGCGCGCCATGGCCCCGGATTGGGACACCATCACCGCTGGCGGCACCCCGGCGATGGGTGCGGCGCTTGTCCCGGCCGACGTGATGGGGGCGTACAAGCCCGTCACGGCCCCGGTGGACTTTTCGCAGGGCAGCACGCCGGCCAACGCCGCCGCTGGGAACGTCGGCAAGGCGACCGGATCCTACACCCCGAAGGCCAACCCGTTCATTCAGCCCGTCAGTAGCATCCCCGCCCCGGCGGCCCCTGCGGCCCCGGCCCCATGGACGCCCTCGGCGGCCCCCGGCCCGATGCCCGCCGCCCCGAAGGCGGAGACGCCGTACGCCGGTGTCCGCAGTTCGGATGTCGCGGGCCTGAGTGAATGGACCGGCCAGACCGGCCTGCTTGGGCCGTCGAAGGTAAGTGACTACACCGCCAACGGTTGGAAGGTGTATGGCGCGGGCGGTGGCGAACTCACCGACCCCAACCTTGATATCGCGGGAGGTTCCACCATTACCGTGCGACGCTTCGCAGGGGGCGGGTACACCTCCGCTCCGTACTTCATGGCCGGGGATGCCCCGCACACCAATCCCAGCGCGGGCGGTGCCCGGCCCGAGATTATCGAGAACCCCACGGGCGCGCCCATTCGCGTGCGCCCGAACCCCAAGACGGTTGCCGCCTATGGCGGTTGGAAGCCGTCGGTGTCCCGCCCGGCGCAGCCCCAGACCGGGGGCTATCTGCCGATGACGGAACAGGCCATGCCGCAGCAGCAGGCTCCTCTGCCCGCGCAAATGACGGGGAGGGCCGCCTACACCAGTGGCCCGGCTTTCGGGGCGCTACAGCCGCAGGACAGGCCTTCTCCGGTGCCTTACAGCATCCCCCGCCCCCGGGGCGGCCCGAACATGGCTGCCGCTTACGGGATGCCTGCTTACGAGGGCCCGCATCTCCAGCGCAGCAGCCCGTACGACGCCCTCACGGGGTCGTTCTCCGTACAGTCCATGAACGACCCGAGTTACGGGAATTCCCTTGTCCAGTGGGGCACCCCGGCTATAGAGGACGCGGCCAAGGCGGCCGCGTATCAACTGCCGCGCTTCGCGTTCGGGACCGATAACTCGGCGGCCTACAACGCACAGGGCATGGGCTCGGCCTGGGTGAACTCCTCGGACAACGCGCACCTTGCCGGGATGGCTCTCCCGGACCGCCTCAAGGCACTTGCTGCCTACGGGGCCCCGATTGCCCCGAGCCTCGCCGCCGGGTCCACCGGCCGGGTTATTGGCCAGGCGAACGTGGGGGCGGCCTACGGGGCGCGCGGCGGCGGCACGCTGGCATCGATGCAGGGCCTTGGCCGGATGACTCCGGGCGAGCAGGAACTGTACCGCGGATACGCCGAGGGCGTCGTGGGTGTGCCGTGGGCGGACCTTGTTGACTACATCAGCAGGGGGACGCAGAACCTTCGCACGGCCGCGAGGTCGAATTGAGAGCAGGTGACGACTTCGGGTCTTCGTCCGTAAAGGGCGGCGATTGGAAGGACATGCTTCTTCGCGCCGCCGACCAGGTGAAGAAGCGCCGGGAGCAGGACAAGAAGCGGTACGCGGAAGACCCGACTCCGGCCGGCCAGGCGCGGCGCTATTTCGATTCGGAGCAGGGGCAACGGTTCTTCAACGCGGATGGGCGCATGGACCGGAGCAAGGCCTACGCCGATCCCATCCGCTATCTCGTTTCCAACCCTGACTACACTCAGTGGCTCGCGGGCCTCTTCGGGCAGAATGCGAGCGACGAGACGGCGGACGAGTCGCTGAAGAGCCTCAAGTCGCTTGGCGTGCCAGACGACGTAATCCGGGAATCCATCACGCACCTGCAAACGAAGAAGGGCGCATCGGATTACCGCCCGGCCGGGGCACGCGACTATGGCGGCCCCCTGTACAACCTGACCAAGCAGACGACGGGAAGCTCGCTGCTCGCGGGGATCGTGTCGGCCGTGGGCGACGCGGCCACCTTCGGTGCGGAGACGGGCATGGCTCCCGGCACCGACAGGATCAGCCCGGAGCTGGCCGCGGACATGGCTACGGCCGTGGGCAACAAGGTCTTGCTTGGCCGCGGGGTCAACGCGATCGAGGAGCAGGCGGCCAAGGCCGCTGCCAAAAAGGCGGGTGAGCGCGCGGCCCTCAAGCTCGGGGCCAAGGTTGGCGCGCGCGTGGGCCTCAACCTTGCCGAAGATGTGCCCCTGGCGGCCGGGCAGATGCTCGCGTATGGGGTGGACCCGCGGTCGGAAGACTTCCGCAAGGCCCTTGCATTCCAGGCCGCCACGAGCGCCGGGTCTGCTGCCGCCGTGACCACCGCTGGCCCGGCTGCGCGCAAGATAAGCCGGTTCCCGGCCATGCCGGAAGTGGCTGGCGCGGCCGCCGGGTACGGCCTGGCGAAGGGCACCGGGCAGGACGAGGAGACGGCGCGCGTTGCGGCACTCGCCGGAGCCGGTGCCGCGAGTATTCGCCAGCCCGGCGTCTTCGACACCATCAACAAGCCCGCCGAGATGCTGGCACGCCTACAGGGGCGCGAGGGCAAGGCCCCGGCGCTTGGGCTGGGCATCGAAGAGACTGGCGACACCGACCATTTTGTTAGGAG